GTTACGTTTGGTTGTACTATGTAATCCAGACGAATTACAAAATAATATATAATCATCTTTTACGTCTACAATATACAGAGTATCAATTTTTGTAAATGGGTTTGTGTTTTCAGGTATCCATTTTTCACCTGGTCGTGGTGGTTTTTCTGATTGTACAAACATACATATTAAAAAACCTAGCATACCCATAAGAACTAGTTGAATTATTTTATGCATATAATTTTTGTTTTTGATGAAAATAAATAGAAGCTTGAATTGGTGTACTCCGTAAATAACAGATACACAATAGGTTATTGATAAATCCTAGTTGGATTATATCATCTGTTGTTTTTCCGGGAAACCACAGCAAGTCGTCGAAAGATGGAGAAATATTAGATTCGATAAAGTCTAATTTTGGTTTATATTTCCTTTTGCTCATATGTTGGAATATAACCAATGATAACTCCTTCGTTTGAAGGAGATTCTATGACTAATGGTTTAGCAGATAAATCTCTTTCGAATTTTATATCCGTAAGCTCAAGATCTCTTAGATATAATTGCATAGCTCCCATTATCATCCCTTGTTCAGTTATAAATACAGGAGTTTCTCCTTTAGTTTCTAGATTTTCTTCTAGAACTTGGAGCTGTTCTATTAAACTTTTCAAATTCATTTCTACACTGTATTAAAAGTTCGTGTTTAACATCTAAAGAAACTTCGTTGGGTAAGTTAGATTTAGAAAACAATAAATCCATTTCAATAAGCTTTTCTTCTGCTTGTTCAATAAGCCTATCTAAATCATACTCTCCTTTTCTAATTTTCAATAATTCTTGAGCTTCTGGTCTGAATACAGTAAGATTTCCTGTAGCAGCTATTTCTAGCCCACAGTTAATTAACCTCATACAATGCATAAGATTCTTACCATCTATTTTTTGCCCATGATTGCTCACATCAACATACCTTTGAGTATTACGATTTTCCAGCCATTCTTGATATTGATTATATTCCTTACAATGGATACTGTAAGCATCTTTATTGTAATAGACAACACCTAAATGCTGACCAATCTGCTCTTTTGGAATAGAACTCAACTTGATGTCATTACTATCTTCAAAACAAATACCTTTATATTCAAAGCCTTTATAACCTTGGTAATTAGGACTATTTGTTTGGCTAGCGTATTGAGCAGGAAAATCATAATACAATAAATAACAGTTGGACATATGTGTTATGGCTGACAAACCACAAAACTTAGATAAGTTTCCTTCTTTTTTTAAAAAATCATTTAAAGAATTAATTTTGCTTACTGATAAAATTTTAGGTATGATCTCTCCAGCTTTACCAATAGTTATTTTTGATCCTGGAATTATATTTCTTTCTACAGTCCATGCAGCATTATTGCCTGTTACTCGGTTATTAGTCGTACCACAAAGTTCAATTGGATCATAAACAACCGTAGGTATTACCCTTCCGAGTCTACTTACATTCCATTCTATATCAGTAACTGTTGTTTCTTTAACTTGAATTGGTGGCTTCCAGGCAATGCTCCAATTATTTGTTTGTCCATTATTACCTGCAACCAATCTAATCTTTTCATCTGCAACTTTGATCATTAATCCATCCATCGGATAGATCTTTGACCAGTTGTTGTAAGTCTCAAGCAGAAATTCTCCCATAGCTTCTAGGCTACCGGAGTAGGTGTATTCTTCGAATAGATTTCCGTAATTATGAGGTATAGCTGTAATTTTTATTGGAGGCTTTTCATATTTACGTGATAACCATCCAGCTACAACATTACGAGGATTAGCTCCAAATTCAGGATTCCAATCACAAAATGGAATTACTAATTCAACTGCTTGAAAATGCTTAAGATCAAATGGAAATGAAATAACTTCAATTAAATGAGTTATGTCTGTTCCACATCGTCCGTCACCTTCAAGAGTAATTGTATATCCGGAGTCTGTTACAGTAATAACTGCTGCACATCCATCGTATTTTGGTTCAACTTTGAGTACATGGCTACCAAATCTTGTAAGGAATGGCTTGAGGTCTTCCATGTTAAATGCTTTGTTAGTTCCGTAGATTGGTTGTTTGTGCCAAGTTTTGCCAGTTAAGGCTGCTCTGTTTTGCGCGGTATGATATAGGAGTTCATTATGTGGATCAATAGCATAGAGTTGTTGCCAAAGCAGATCGTACTCGCTGTCTGTCATGTATGGTATGCCAGAAGCATAGGCCATATTTGCTTGGCGAATTTCTTCAATGAGTTGGTCTTTTTTAAAGGCTAAATTTAATATAGATCCAAATTTAATACTAGTTTTTGAATCAATTTTTAAATCAGTTATATCAGTCATGTTAGTCTCCTTTATATTGGAAAATCTTTTCCAGTGAATAATTAACTTAAGTCAAAATACATTCATATCCTGAGTTAAAGTAATTATTCGGTTCATGAAGGATACAGACTTCATATCCTTCATGTTCCTTAGCCATTCGTGCGTTTCGCTATTGGCAACCTTAAAATAATAAGGTTAATGTTTTATTCCTTACATAGCCCAGAACTATGTGGAATTTAAAATGCATACATTTAATTGGGAGTTACTGTTCAAACACTTGCGAATCATTCATTAGATTCGTTCATTTATGAACGACAAGTTTTATAAAGCTGAATGGAAAAGATACTTAAACTTAATATCTTATTTTCGCAATTAGCTATCCATTCAGCTTTAATCTTTCCAACATCTTGTAGGCGTCACATCAACGCCTCGTTATGAATGGAGCTGTTCAGGCAGATCCAAACCTAGTTAACTGAAAGTGGTAACTAGACTCTAATATTGGAACAAACTTTTTAATCAAATAACCTCCTTAGTAAAGATTAAACGATTCTTGCAATTTCATTCCTCGGCTGACCAACTTTGACTGGATTTCCATCATCGTCTGTACTCATACCATTATTAAGGCTGAGTTCAGCCGTGAATTCCATTCCAACCAAATCACTTTCATCAGTCTCTTGATTTGGATCAATTCCAAGTGCACGAAGAAAATCTTTTACCATTCTCCACATGGTATTGTTCTTGTCTTCATCATCTCCCTGGTAATCTTTGTAATTGCCATACCAGAGTGTGTGGAAAATGGTGGATGCGTTATCCTGACCATCGATGTTAATGATAAGTTGACAGCCATAACGACCAGTTCGTTGAGACTTGGTTTCTTTGACCTTAGTGATGCGGAGATCATATTCGCCAGCTTCTACGGGTGCTTTGTCAGGGATTTCAGAAAGATTTGGAATCATTGTCATTGTAATACCTCTTTTGTTTTGTTGTTGATAATGAGCCACTATTGGCTCGCCTAAAAATGATTAAACTATATTAATATATTTAAATGGTTTTCCTTCTATTTTTGTGGCTATTTTAGGTGCTTCAAAACTACCAATTCTTATAGATACTTGAACTTCCCAATTATCTGGAGCATCTTCATCTGGAGCATCTTCTCCTCTTTCAAACCATCCTGGATCTTTATTATTTTCTTCTTTAACTTCTGGTCTACGCCTCCACATTACTAAGGCACCTGGATTCCAGGCTTTTTGAATATCCTCCCATAAATGATTAAATAGTTTATAAATAATGTCAAGATCTGATATTCTGCCTTTAGTTACATACCCAAAAACATAATGATAAAGTCTTTTGGTTGATCTATCAGGCATTTCAAATAATTCATATGCTTTATTTGACATTACTGGATATACAAGATATTGATTCGCAATTTTTTGTTCCAAATCTTGTATCATTGTACCAAGATGTAAAGGATCAGTTGTTGGAATGATTAATTTCATACTTAAATACCTGTTTGTGGAATAATTGTCTTACCAGCCAGATAAGCCGTTGCAAGCTGATCCATTGTAATGCCCTCAACCTTGGGCATGTCAAACACCCTAGTCTTGGCCTCAAAACTAAGTTTTTCTGTGAAATAAATTTGTCTTTTAGATCCTTGAACAGTCAAAAGATATACTTCATCAAAATCAGTTCCCAGAATCTGCCTGAATTGACCATTAACTGATGGATAGCGAGCAACTACTTCTTGCTTATCATTCATTAAGGTATGTAGATGAACTGTTATAGCAACTGCACATGGAAGCTCTTGAAAGGCAGTTGTCATAGTTGTCATCCAGTTAAGAAGCTGTCCCCAATGTGGTGGAGCCATACCTTTTTTCATATCAAGTACTTTACCAATACCACTTGGCGTTACATTTGATTTCTTTGCAATTTCTGCAATAGCTTTAATATTTGCATTGGTTAAAGAATCAGGAACGAGTAAACCATTATTTTTTGCTAACCAATCAAAAAAGCCTGCTTTTTCATCTTCTTGAAATTTTTGCCAGAAGTCTGAAAATTGAACTTTACTTGAAGAAAAATCGTCAATGGTAATATCTGAACGACCTTTTGCGAGTTTTTGAATTGTCTTCTTTCCTCCTTTATCGAACATATAGTAATGTAATGGGCCTTTTGTATAACTGGCAGTTAGGTGGGTTTTTCCGCTTCCGGAATTTCCTACGAGTAAAAACTTTAAATCAAACTTTCGTTGATCCTCTGTGAGTTTTGTTTTATTAAAGCTTGGAATTGTTGGCTCCATTTAAAACTCCTTTAAATGATTCAGATTTGATCTTTTACATTAAGATAATGAATACATGCATCATCTATTTTATCTTCAAGTTTTGATTCTCGTGCACATTCTCGTTCATAAGAATCACCATAACCACAATAATCTAAATGTTCTTGAGCAAGAATTAAAGTTTCTCCAATGAGTTTTATCATTTCTTTTAGATCATTAGTTTCCATAATCACACCTCACTCAATCTCTTTTTTGTTCTTTCATCATGCAATTCCGGATTCCATTCTTGATGCATAAAACCTTGAGGAGCCTTTTCCATCCAATGCAACGGATTGTTTCGGAGTCTGCAAAGATCATAATAAGAACATACTGAACTAAAAGTAGTACAAGCATAACCTGGATTGCGATGAAAGCATTGCAATATGTCTGTGCGTTCCTTGCAAGTTACTTTGTCTTCTTCGAGCAGGATTAAATTTTGCTGAATTTCATTTGCATAATGACAAAGATCACTTAAAAAGTGTTCTATGGCCGCTGCTCGTTTATTAACAGTAATTGGAACAAAGTCAATCTTGCTTTTTTGACACAATGCAACTCGGTAAGTAATTGTTGGAATTTTATCATAATAAATTCTGCCAGCGGTTAGGTATCCGTCTGACTGGAATGACATTTCAAAAGTTTGTGGAGTCGTAGAGTAAATAGCTTTGGCTGTTTTGTGATCTACAATATCCATTCCATCACGACCATTGGAAAAGATCAAATCTATGCGACCAATATAATTTGGAAGTTTTAAATTTTTATTTATATACTCACTTGCGAGTGATAGGTTAATTGCAAATGGTGCTTCAACTGCGATAATTGAACGATCTTTTATGTCACTAACTAAAAAGCGATCCCAATATGCTTTGTACATATTAGCAGCGTGACCTGGAGACTTGGGAAAGATTGCATCTTCGTTTTTCCAGAAAGGCTCTCCATCGAGTTTCCAGAGTTTATTAAATGCTTTGATTGAACATTCAGTTGCATCGAGAACAGAAAGATTTGGTTGAAGTTTAAGAAGATTGTATGTTGACTCAAGGCCGTAATGCCAACAGGAGCCGAAAACAAGATGGATTGATTGTCCAGCAGGTTTTAGATTCATTACATACTGGAATAAGAATCGCCTGGGACAAGTCAGGTAAGTTGATAGTGCAGAATAATCGATTTTTTCATTGAAATTCATTTGAGAAACCTCTCGTTGAATTTAACTGGCAAGGTGAGTTAGATTTTCACTAACGACCTAGTTTCAAACTAGACAGCCCTTTGATGAGCCTGCATAATTCTTCTTTGCTTTCGCATCTCTTGTGGTTGAAGATTCCTGCTTTCACCTTATAATTTTATAAATGCCAGTCTTTCCTGGCTGTCAGACTTATAGCACCCGCTAATATCAATGGACTCGAACCATCAACTCGCTACCTAGCGTCGTCACCTAGCAGACTCGAACTGCACGATTTATTAAGAATTTGCCGATTCCAGAAACGTCTTTCTGGTGATATCTGTTAATTCAGGTCGAATGGTGCGCATTACGATAAGAGGCGTTCCGGCATTTTAAATACTTTGGTGAGGCAGGATTCGATACCTGCAACTGAGCTTGGACATTTGCGAGGTTTATTCAGTTTTGCCTCAATCCCAAGAGTGTCTATATTCCACCACTCACCAAACTTGTTAAGTTTTATTTATTAAGAAACTGTGCCAAGATAGAGTCACGAAGCTCAGGTGATAGATTACCCAAGGCCTCAAGAGCTTTCTCTTCAGCAGACTTCGTAATACGGAGAGTCGGTTTCCAGTCGGAGAAATCCTCTGCCAGAATTGCTTCATTAGTATTGGCAAACTCTTCATTATCATTCTTCTCTTCCAGCAAACGACGAACTACTGCACGAAAAGAAACCTTCAGTTGATTTTTAATCATGTTTACCGCCAGATCTGCACCGAGGCTTTCTACCATCTCTTCGATAGTGGCCAAGGTGAGGACAGTCGGCTCAGTTACGGTGATGTCACGAGCGGCTTGATTTGAAACAATTTTGATCATGCTCATTTGGTGTTCTCCTAATTAGGGTTTTTGGTAAATGGGCTAATTGCCCGGTGAGTTGCTGCCAGAATTTCCGGGGTGTCTCCGTCCGGTGAAATTCGGTATTGTCCGGGTACTGTACCACTTCGATTCGCCTTTGTCAAACACTTTCTTTCATCCTTTTAACTTTTTTCACCTCCTTTACTTTTTAGGGTTACTTAACACTTTTAACCATTGTTAAACTGCTTTATTTAACCTAAACTTATTATTGCTGGATTAAGTATACCACCATTATCATTTGCTTTTTCGCCTTCATTACTTATTTGATTTGCGATATTATGCCATTTACGCAATTCTTTTCCATGAATCCATACTGAAGAAAGAATACTGACTGCACAGCCATACATAAAACCTGTAAGCCCATCTGTGTCTGCTAAATGTGAACATTCCTCTGCAATTGATTGAAGTTGCTCACCTTTGGATATTCTAACTTCCATAAGTCTTGCCCATTGTTCTGCATAAACAATTACTGCACCTCCATAAGGATCTGTGTTAGCTTTACATGCAGCAAGCCAACCAGATTCATCTTTTAAAGTCATTTTAGTAGGGCCATCTTTTAAATATGTATTAAGTTTTTCTTTCTTTTCAAGTTCTTTTCTTTCATATTCTGCTTGTTTCATTTTATACTCATCAGAATTAATATATTCTTGATGTTTGCGATGGCTTTCAGTTATGTAATTATTTGAAAGCGTTTCTGGATTATCTCTAGGAGATGCAGTTATAATTTGATCGTTAAACTTAAACTCAATTAACATCTTTTTCTTATTAGCAAGCATTACTGCTTCTTTACAAGCTTCTGTAATTGTATTTCCAGCTAATATGTCAATTTTTTTAGTTTTCATTTAATTATTCTCCTTTAAAGTTCTTACCTTCTAACTTTAAA